CCCGAAGGTCCTTGAAACAGCTAAGCTTTCGCAAGGTGATAGTTCACCGCGTGACTTTGCTGTTTAAGGACGGTTCGAAGTTCCGTCTTTGAAATATGTAACCCAAGTAAAATTCTCCTGCGCGCTGCGCAGGGTACAAAACCTTGAGATGCATTAAAACATCGACGCAGCCCACAAAGGGACTTACTTCGCGACTAAAAAGCCGCACTATCCGGTCACGGGATAGATTTCCTAATAATTCGAGGGATTAGGTAAAACCTTCTGAATCGCTCATTCAGACGAGCCTGTTTATTCTAGAACCCTAACAGGAAGGGTGCTCTACAAAGCCGAACTTGCTTAAATAATAGTTGATAAACTATAAGCATAAAATACTGGAACCGATAGAAAGAAATGAAAAGACATATCCTCAGCGGCAGCAACATAATATGTTACACTAGGGAAGGAAGCACTTGATTGATAGTAGTAAGTAAGCCAAGTAATCAAACGGCTATACTGTACTCCCGCAGTTGCAGTTGTACGTCTACATAAATCAAATCTTTGATTGGTGTAATATGGAATTTCTACCTCTAGGCCTGAGCCATCGAGAGTAGTTCCAACAGCAGCTCCCTCCCATGAAGAACCAATTCTATTATTGTACCAAACTGATAAAGACTCAGTAGATCCAGTAAGAGAAATTATGTTTGCTTGTTGAGAAACTGTTGCATTACTTGCTAAAATACTAGATAACCGTTGACATTGAATTGTATTAGATAAATTCCCTTGATTACCACTAGGGCTAATCTTATACCTAACACCTCCTCGGCGAGCGACAAAAGGCAAACTAAAGTAAGACAACATAGTCTGGTTAACAGGATGAAATTTCTTCAATTTCGGTCCAGTAGTGGTATATCCGCCATTCGGATCATAACCACGGGCGAAAGGAAATGCTTGTTGATCAATATTCCAAGAATAATTCGAACCAGTGTTCCTTGCTGAGTTGGGAGGAAAAATTGTAGTATAGGAAGTATAACGCTTAATACATGAGCGAATACTACTTATCTTTTCTCCAAAATAGACATCGTAAAGACTGCCATAAGCTCCTCCTCCACCAATAGGGGTGATTTGATTCTGACCAATAGGTTCATTATCTAACGGAGCAGCAGTCACAGAAGGATCCATAGGCCCTGAACCTGATTGGGAAGTGAATACTGATAAGTTGTCAATTGTATCAGGAATAGGTGCAGCAACTTCGAAATCAGTACCAGCACTAACAAAAACTAAAACTTCAACGTCATTGTTAGGAGTACTATTAGGAGATGTCAAAGAATTTGCAACAAAATAATTTAAAATTCCGTTATAAGTATTGGGACTCGAAGCAACAGACGCTACTGTTGAATACTTTTGTGCAAGAGCTGTATCAACTAACTTAAAGCCAGTATCTTGACTCCATGCAACTGGAATAGTAAAATCTTTAGTCTGAGCAATGTCTACAACCCTAGTGTAGTTAACATTGGTAGGAGCAACTATTGCATTATAGGGATCATAAGTACAACGAATTCTCCCTTTGTGATGTGCTGAAGCAACAATCACTATACGGAAATACAAAGTGCCCCGCCAATACTGGAAAGGTAAAGCTGCAAAACACATAGGGGTCATAGATAACTCATCACCACTCACTGCTAAAAGTGAAGGAGTAACGGCAATGGAGAACAACAAAGTGTCTGGCGACGCCGATGTTGTCCAGGTAAATTTCGTAAGAAAACTTTCTCTAGAAGCGACTGATGATAATAACATTTCATCTTTATCGCCTAGTCCAGTAACACGAGGGTCTATAGTCAGTTCTTGCTTACTATCAGATGTTAATTTCTGTACAAGTTCAGATCTATCCATTGTTGCTAAAAATCCAAGTGGAACACTACGCATAGGCATAATGTCAGTCAAAATAGTAGGTCTCGAAAAACCTAACAACCTAGCTAAATTGGCTAAACCCGTAAGGGTCATTTGAGTAGCCTTAGCATATGGTGCAATAGATATAACATTAGATAGTTGAGAGGCAATATTTGCAGCTGCTGAAAGGGGCTTAGACACAATACCGGTAGAATACTCGGATTGGTTTTCAAAAACTGCAGATTGCGAGGTAGGAACTAACAAATCTATGTCCTCAGCCCAAGCATATACTGTAATATTTACAGAGCCTGTAGCTCCATTAGCATGTTTAAGCTGCGATAAATCCCTCACATTCAATAATCCCATTTTGTCCCATTCAGCTGTTGAAGCCAAAGCATACATGTAATCTTTAGGCCAGAAAAACGGCAAAGCCATCGTTCCTCCTTCAGAAGTACAAGGATCTATATAAATATGTGGGCGCTGTGAAGCTGCAATGCAATCATTAAAAGCAATTGAACGGTTCTTTTCCAGAACACTATCTTGGTGAAGTGGTGTATAGCTAGCTAACAACCTACCATAATAAAATGGTCCACCATCTAGAAAGAAACGCACATGAAGCTTGCATCTTACGAGAAAGTAATTCTTAATCTTCTGCGCGACAGCTGGATCTGTGAAAAACAGAGTCCAAGGATTAATATCTGTAAACGACGTTCCAGCTGCTGTAGTCCAGGTTATTGTTGCAATCTTGATAGGCCTACGCAGAAATTCACCTAATGTAGCATCACGATAAGTTAATATATTACGTGTACTGTCAAAGTTATTTTCAACTTGATAGGTGGTTCCACGATCAGAATTATCAAAACAAACGTTTTGGTGCTCATCACACTGAGGAGCTGTCATGTCTAAAATAACATTAGCAGGCACAATCGAAGATTGATTCTGAAATGCATAGCATGGAGGCTCAAAAACAGTACCAGAATAATATCTAGCACAGGGACAAGCACTACTAATGCAATAACGAAAATGTTGATCTAATTGATGATAAGTAGTACATTTGGAAAAAGGTACAATTCTACTTGGTTGTACCAACAAGGGAATTTTGGGTAAACTCCTTACCGCAGCAAGTTTTGGATTACTGCTCTTTCCACAGATTTTAATTACATTTGGATTGGTCAGTTTCTTTATTCGGATATAACTTCCCGACCAGAAGCTATTCTATAGTGCTGTGACTGGGTGGCGAGCCCTCCCCTAAATAGGGGTACTTCACGAGGGAAGTGCCTACACATTAAAAGCCTTATAATTTATGTACAACATCAAACAAAAACGTATTGGGTATCCAATGTAATGCGACCATTTTAAACTTATACTACGGATGGTTCCGGAGTTAGATACTGGGATTTCCATGTGTCCATCTTCACATGATAAGGTTTGCCAAGTTCTGTGCACATATGTGAAATGTCACATTCTTGAGCAACCTTAATTAATTTCTGGCGTCGATCTTCATAGACAGTCTCTCCATGGTAAAAATACTCACGCAAAGCACCGTCGATGTTGATCGCCGCAGCTTCTTCTCTAGTAACCTCCTTAGAACGCAAAACGCTATGAAGACTCTTGAGAATTGAATTTTCCTCGAGTGGTCCGAACCACATCTGTACTTCATCATTCCAAACGGCATTTCTCTTGAGAAAACCTGCATCTTCATTTCTAATGTACGGTACGGATTCTGAGGTTTTATCTGCCATAGTATACTCAATACCGGCAGAAAGCAAAGCCGCAGAAATGGAAGTGTGATTCAATTCATCATAACCTTCTTTAACAGAACCTTTAACATCGTCACCATAAGTCATTAACGACATGACATCATGGAACAACGGTACCTTTCTACCATCATAAATAGTATAATAGGCACACCGATGATACAAACTGTTGGTTAAACTATTTATATAAACCGTTAAATTCTGACCTGAAGGATTTGAACCAAATAACTCGATAAACTCGCCATTCAATTCAATAAAAGGATATGCGACATCTGTAGCAATCCCTTTCATGATAATTAAGTCATCTTCACTGTATCCAGCTAATTCTGCCATATAAATTAATATATCAAAAGATAGCAATGTGAACTGGGCTGGCATGTGCTGATCGAAGGCTTTAAAATCACCTGCGACAACTCGGTCTTTACCAAATTTGCACATGAACTCGGTTAGTTCGTGCCATTCTGGCCCAGTACAATTGACTCCAACAGCTAACTCAAATACAGTAGGATTCTTAGACAAAGTATGAGCTAATGTCAGAAAATATTTCCTGATGAGTAACTGTAAGGCTAAGGGAGCAGCTTGAAAAACTCTACTCTTTTCCTTGTCAATCTTTGTGGGCTCGTCTTTTAGAGAAGAACGAAAAACTGGATAACAGCGTTCACCTTTAAGATAACACTCTTCCATACGATAGGCTTCATCCCAAAACATACGATCAATATTCATAGGTTTTGTGATGTTTTCAACTTCGAATGGTACATCCTCCATGTAGTTCTTTTTGCTCTTATTCAAGGGCCAGCCAACAGAGGTTTTCTCAACCATCTTATCAACAAATCGAAATCCATCTATACCAGAAATGGTTTCAATTTCATTCAATTTGTACATACGCTTAAGCCAATGAGGGTTTTCATCTAAAAAGGATTTAACCTTAATACGATAATCAATATAAGCTTTTTGAACTATACGAGGTGCAAATCCCTTAGCAGGAGCCGAAGCTCCAGTAAGATATTTCTGCCAGGGTGCCCAATTGGGCTGCCTCATAAACGGAGGAGAAGTCCAAACATTTGGTGTACCCAAGTGTTTCTCGACTGAATCACTAATAATAGTTCTAGTAACCTCACTCTTAGCACGAGTACGCCCAAGAGGATGTTCTCCATAGCAGGAAATACTTGCTTCTTCTGTTAAGAAGTTTGTGGGACTCTTAGGATGTATTGTATCACTTGGTGCGAAATCAACACCATACTGATTGGTCATAAAAGTACCACTTGAAGCACACTTTACAATTTTCAACCGCTCATTTAGGCGGTCAATGAACTCTATAAGTGTGTCCCTCGAAACAAAACCTGAGCACCCAACTGGTGTGTCTGAATGACCACCAAGATGAAAACCCATAATATAAGGGTTGATTGCATGAGCAATCCAAGTGGCACCACACAAACCTTTAAAAGTGTTTTCACTTAATTGGTATGTATGTCCAGGAAATACAGCGGAATCATTTCGAATTCTAGGATTAAACTCACAACGCGACTTATCAAATTGCAAAGTACCTTTATTGTCACGATATATAAGTTCACCACAGATATTCTTAGGCGCTTCATTAACGAAGTAATCCAACATATTCTTGTTAGATCCAGACTCAGGAACATAAGCTATTGCCAAATCAGTTCCAATAATATGAATAGTATTATGAGACGAAATGAATGAGCTAAAATTGTTACAAGTCGTCGTGACGTCCTTCCGAACGAACCTAGCTCGACAATCTTGCCCGTTAACGACATGATTTGGTATTATAGCGTAATTCGAGCACAGCAGAAAAGCATCAGTCCATACTGAATTATTATCTCCTCGATCAATAGTAACATGGCACTGGCTTTTACTGGCCAGTTTCACTAATTCAGAGACAGATATAGATTTACTCCTCTCCGAAACTGGAATAGGTGTAACAACGCTCTTTTTCCAAGGATTAAAATCTTCCTGAGTAAAAATGCGTTCTTTGCCATCCTTAGCAACGACACCAATTTGATCTTCTGCTTTACTTTCTTTATCATCATCAGACACCTGAAATCTTTTCCATGTCCGGTAAGCCAAAAGAAGTGCACTAACAGTAACGAGAGTGCCTCCAGCAAATAATATCTTACCACGATGTTGACGCAATGTTGCCATATACCTACGATAATATGAATTAACTCTAGCAAAAACTTGAATAAAATAGCTCTGTCTGAGAGTTTCGTAGATAAAAAGTCCACAAACGTGGATAACAGCATTCAACCAAAAGAATGGAAAGGGTATAAGCAACCACCCTAGGAAAGATGTAAACATCCAACTAATAGTCGTAGTAAAATACTTCCCTTCCAATGGAGCACCTGACCGTATAGCAGTCTCATTCCATTCAACCCATTCCGTTAGAAAACGCATGGGTAACCAAGAAGTAAGTTGCCGAAAGTACCAGGTACGTTCATATGCTTGGTAAACTTCATCAAATCGATCGTGTTCTTCTGCGGTGCGTAACCACTCTGGTAAGAAATGATAGTCATTAAATCCAAATTGGTTGTCAAATGATTTGCACTCCTTACAAGTGCTACAAATGTCACAAAGGCAGGCAAACTTGCCATGCTCACAACACTTCTGTTCAAAGACATTGGCATTATTAGAAACCAATTGCTTCTGAATTACAAAATGCTTTTGTGATGCTACACTCATCAACTGGAGAAAATCATTTAACGAACATTTTGAGTAATCAACGCCAGTGTTATCAGTATACACAGCGTATCCTATTTCATCAGTTGCGCGTGGATCAGCTGCACCTATCGGTACAACACGTTCCACACACAACTCCCAAATGTCGGTAATAGCTCTATTAAGTGGAACTTTAGAAGGATCTACCATATGTGATCCATCAAAACGATATTCGGGTTTAACTGAAACAGTAACGGTAAAATCAAAACGACGCGCAATCGAAACTGGCTCGTTAGAATAATACTTTGCATCTAACCCTTTGACATTGGTTGTACCCATCACAAACTTAGGTTTAATGGAAACCTTGCCTTTCTTATCAGCTTCAGGGTTTAACGCACTCTTAATAATATTGTTAATAAAATCGATAACTACTGTTGTAGGATTACCTTCAGTAGTATCTTTAGTAGCATTAGCTAAATCATCCAATATCACAGTATCGTGCAAAGTCTTAAACTCAGACTGGAATTTATCATTACCATTCAAAGTAACAACATGCTCCATGCCACCAGGAAGATCATTTTTCATTCTCAACCAGTGTATAGTTGTGTTAGTTAACATTGACTTTCCAACACCAGATTTACCAAAGAACAAAATAGAAAATGGTTTCTCACGAATACCACCTTGTTGTTGACACATTATAAGCTGTGTTCGCAACTTGTTCAATTGCAATAATTTACTAGATAAAATATTTCTAGCAAATTTATCTTGTGTTTCAGTAATCATTTGTTGAGTTTTCAATGTAATAGCTTCTAAACGCGTATCGAAATCGTGTTCATTAGTATTCAGATTCTCCAAGCGACCAGTTTCCAATAATGGAAGAGCTGACATCAATAAGGCATACTCCTTTTCAAACTCTACAATGGCATCATCTCCAAACAAAAATGGAGAGAGCGAACCAGATAAAAAGCATTCATAACCAGTGGAAATAAAGTATTCTAGTACTTCTAAACCATATTCTAATATATCCATGGCTGTGCTCTCACGCTTTTGGGCGCGCTTATGGAAAATTGTAAATCCATTGACGGTCCATTTTAAGGAACCATCTTGACCACATAATCCAGCGGCAATAGCGTAATCTAAAAATTTCATCATCTTTGTGGCAATAGGACTAGTCTTAAAATTCTTACAATTACGAAAGATATCTTTGACTTGAGAGAAAATCTCTTTGTCCTTATCTGCCATATCATCATCACTCTGATTGCTAAAATAATTACCAATTGAAGAAACTAAGTAATCAGTATACTTATACGAATAACCAATACAAGTTACATAAAACTTAGCAATTTCAACACTAACGGAACGATCCATATAACTACTAGCAAATTGAGTGATAGCGGCAATTTGTCCCACAACAGATCTAGCATCCAATAACGAAGCTCTAAGAGCTAACATTCGCTCAACATCTCGAGCATAATTGGAAATAAACTTTTGTTTCTGTGGGGTCATTTCACCAAATAACCAGGACTGGGACTCGAAAACAGGGCAAGCGATTGATTCGGATAAACTATTATTACAAGATCCGCACGACAATGTGCTAGATTCACCAATTTCAGATTCAACAAATAAAGGCTCCTCAATAGGAGTAATATCCACGTTCTTAAATCTCAAGGCACTCATTTTGATTATGAATACCCCAAGACTAAGAACATGAACTCAATGCACCTACAAGCGGTGCGGCGAGACATGTTCAAAGTCTGCTCACATACTGTACTCACCTTGGGGCAGGCTTTCCTACTTATGCCTAATAGCAAGCTATCTTCAAAGCAACTAAGCGTACGAGAGGCTAGCGTGGTGCGTCACCAGAGTAAAACTCCAGTTAGCCCCACCGGGGGGTTTGGGACGGATTTGCAGCACCGTCCGAGCATCGGGGTGCGTTCATCGTTTATACAGTCTAACGCCTAAGGACTGTGGCACTATAAGCATATCGGTTCTACCGTCTTACCTATAATTCTCGTAGATCACGATCTTAAATCTTGGTTCTTTATAACGCTAAAGAGCTCATAATTAGTATAACTTAAGCGGATTGCAGATAATACAAGTAGACTCTGCGAGATCTATCCTCACCACATTTTTATTTTATTTTATTTATAAGAGAAAACATATAGAAGGGGTTGATTTGTTATAGGTCTTGACTGACCAGTAGAAAAAGTAAATGCAACAATGCAATATCAAAATTATAATATCCATACAAGCACATAATGCTTGAAGGCAGAATGTATACCGCGTACACGCACCTAATGCGCATAAACAGTACAACTTACATCCACAATGAGAGTATAACTCATCTAAAGAAAATACATTTACACGC